TGGTTGTGCCTTGCTTGCCGTCTTTAGAAAGAATTTAAAAATTATACACACTTTGAGGGATTTTACCCATTGACCGATGGGAATCATAAAGCCAGTCATCACCAAAGAAAACCAAAAGGTTTCTAGGTATAGGCATTTTTAAATAATTCTTCTTGTGTAAAAAGAATAAATTGGCATAAGTTCCGAGTATAAATCCGTTTCCGGCGTGTTCATGATTTTGATGCACCCTAATCCCAATAGGGTCTTTTATTTTAGAAGTAGGAAAATCGGAACCTATACAACCAGAATCTTCTTTGATATTATCAATTACTGCTTCATACACACGACTATCGAAATTGATGTCGTCACTCATTACACAAATTTTGTCATTAATACTATTTCTAATACCAATATCCCAAGCAGGATTTACGTAAATATTTTTACCAAAATTTGCCTGTTTAAGCTTATTCCATTTGTGTGATTTAAACCAATTTGGTGTTTGATTTGGTGAATTGTTGATTAGCAGAATTTCATTTATTAATTTATTTGATTCTGCTTCTAATAAAGATTTCTCTAAACAGAGACCTTTCCACATCGTCGGAATTACTATCGTTATCATGCCAATATTTATGGCTTCATTACTCCAAACTCTTGCAACTTTCGTATCAATTTCTTAATAACACCATGCATGATGTCCATTTGTTTATCAAAACTGGCACCCAATGAAACATCAGATAAATCAGCATATTTGATATGGTCTTGCTCTTTATCACCAAAATGTTCAGTCATGATGGCTGAATCTATTTGCTGGTCCTTTCCGGTAGGTGGAAGTTCAGTGTTATAACATACGGCCCAACGTCGAAGGTCTTCTTTGGTGACGACAAAATTAGAATTTCTTAATTCTGTGTGGATTGTTTTTAATTGAAAGAAATTCCTCACAGGACCAAGTTCAGCTTCAACGTTCTTTTCTAACTTTGTCGCCACACGAATCATTTGCCGATAGTTCCCAAGAACAGCCTTAGAAACAATCTGTTCTACAGAACGAATGGGAAAATGGTTTATTCTAATACCACAATATCTAGAAGGAAGCTTTTGTCCATCTTTGTTAAGACAATCGTGATTACCATGAGCCATTTTAATATAAGGAGCCCTAAATTTATCCACAATGACTTTTTCTGTCACATGGTTTTCTTTGGCTAATGGTCTAAAAACACAATACAAAGGAGCACTCCAATCTTTATAATTCACATCAATTGGCACCCAGGAACGCCACATTGCTTTTGGTAAAAGTGGAGCAGGAAACGATTCCAATTTCGCTAAAATGTCTTCTTTTGTCTCGTCTAAAAATTCATCGGCATCTAGAAACATGAAATAATCATAGAGACCTAAAGAATTGACTGAATATAAAGCTTTTGTAATTAAACCATCCTGATTGTAGGTGTTGTCACCGTCAAACGTGACTGTGATAGGATAGCCTTCCAATTGAAGTTTTTTAAGAATTAAAGGTGTGGCATCGGCTGAATTATTGTCTATTATGTAAATATGGTCAAAAACCCTAGAGTTAATCCTAACAAATAACTCTATAATGTCACACTCATCTCGAACCTGAGTAATGCAGGCAATGTTCATTTTAGAGCGTCTTTTTCCAAATTTGAATAATATCTGAATTATGAGATAAAGGAATAACCACTACCTCATATCTATCAAATCGATATTGGCTTTTATACAGCGCAATAGTTCTATGATAGTCGTCTGGTGACGTGGTATCTATACGGTAGGTTTCAATTAGTCTTAAATGTGTTGCCATGTTTTCCTCATTTCAAATGTTGCCTTAATTTTTTAAAGCTTTGAATATTTTCTTTCCATGCACGAGTTTTGGTTAACGCACCGAGATCTACTTCAACACGACCATTCATATAATGCTTGATGTGGCTTTGATAACTTTCATGAGTGAGAAAACCATCTACATCATATTCTTTAAACGGTTTTCCAGTTTTTGATAATGGATAAAATGGTTTCTTTAATTTAATTTTACAAAAAATTATAATTAAAAAAATAAACCCTAAAAAAATGATTAATTCTATCATATGTGTTTCTAATAATGTGCAATGCGCGTGCTTTTACGCCAAAGGCAAAGATCTTAATGAACGTTACATTAAGGTGTCAATTACAATATTCCGCACGGACACGGTATAATATCTGTCTCCCACTCATTAAAGATGGCTGCTTCTAAGCCAACTACACATTGCATCTATTAAGATGATAACACAAACTGATTTAATTATGAATATGGATACGACATATCAACAGCTTCAAATATTTTATTTGCTTCCGATGTACATCTATGATACCGTAAATATCCCATCCAAGCAGCCCAAGATTCCTCTCTATCCATCCACGGATCTTTGCCATCGGTAAATGCACCCATGGTTATTTCAAGAAAAGCAGCAAGTCTTTTGATAAAGATTTTTTTATTTTTGATTTTACCATCAAGTTTTTGATAATTTTCAAAAACTTGATCGCACATTTCTGGGTCATTCGGTAAACCACAACGCATAATATAAGTCCTCTTAAAAAAGTTAGGATTAATACTTTACCATATACATATTAAAAGTCAACAGATTCATAATCTGCCTTTATGAAACCCCTCTGGTATTTTATCAGGTAATACTCGCATGTTTTTAGCACCATTATTTACCCACACACGACCTAAAACGTTCTTGTTGCCAGCGGCTCTAGCTGTACCAACCAAAGACGCTGCTATTTTAGCTCTATGTTCATCAGACATGGGTTTTCTTGGTTTTGTAGATTTCTTATAACCGTTTTCAAATTTGGGTCTATTGGTGCCATTAAGACGTGGACCACGAGTCCCACCTTTTAAACGTCCTTTAACCCAACCTTCCGGAATTTCACCATGACAGTGTTTTGATTCAACACCGTTGTTCATCCACACGGAACCATTGTTATGAGTATGACCGACCATCCACGGAAGAGGTTTATCTTTCTTAGCCTTGCTAATAGCGGCAGATTTTTCCGGTGTGGTGGGTGAACCATCTCCACCCGGAGTCATATTATATCCTTCACCGTAGGTACCATATTCTTTAATAAAGAACGGTTCCATTTCTTTGCGAACATGATTCCCATCTTTTGACATATAAAGAATATCTACACTAAAATTATCCCAGCCGTGTTTTCGTATAGATTGATGAAGAATGAACATTGAGCCGTGCTTAGCTTGATATTTGTGCATGGCCATTCGTTTGCTCAACACACTAGATGTATAGCCAATATACTGTTTGCCCGTAATCTTATTAGTTATGAGATAGATTGAATGCATGAATCTATTTATATAACTAAGAATTTACGGTCTTACTTTACTGAGCCGACAAAAAAGCCTGGTTTCCCAGGCTTCTTGTAATATCTAAGTATTTCTACTAAGTTATTGATTTTCCTCATTATTTGAGGTTTATGATTATGAACTTGCGATAATAACAATTACTATTTGCAGTAATTGCACCTAGACCCTGGTTCAATCCCTGAGCATATGGGTTAGCAACAAGACCGTAACGTGTCTTGAAACCAATCTTAGGCTGGAATGTGTTTGGATCAATTGCACGAACCATTTGTAATGGCACATAGGGACAATAAAATAAACCCGCGTCGTATGCAGTTTGGCCCTTGTATCCTACACATACGTAGTCAGCACCAGATACAGAATAAGGATCTGCATAAACCTTCATACGGCCAAACAAAGTACCGCAGAATGTGTTACCACTATCATCAACATTTAAGTTGGTGTTGTTGGTAAGAGCGGACTGGTAGTCAAGAAGACCAGACATAGCAAGTGCGGATGCAATATCTGTTGAGCAGATAAGCATGTTGCCCTTACCACGACGTGTATCTTTACCAATCTTGTTGGCTTCACGTTCGATCTGCATGATCAAACTCTTGTAAGTTTCAACCTGCCAACGTCCAGCAGTATCACCACCAGTCAATGCAAGATTGTAGATACCAGATGTGCTAGTACCAAACTGTGCACCAACGTTTGAAGTTGCGTAGATTGTACGGATAACTTCACGGTTAATTTCGGCAAGAATTTCAGTAGAAAGAATGTTGCTCAATTCGGTTTCTGCATCAAGACCATGAATTGCCTTCAAATCCTGTGCAAGTTCCAAAGTGTAGTCAGACTTCAAACCACGAGTGTTTGCAGTGACTGTAATCTTTTCGATGCTGAAACCCATGGTTCCCCATGCGTATGCACCACCAAGATCTTCACCAACACCTGTTGGGAAACCATAACCAGTGTTAGCCAAACCAAAGCTTGAGTTAGCTGGGTTAGTGTTCTGAGTACCATCGAATGGGCTGAATGTACCGTTACCGGATACTTGGTTGTTAGCTTCATTGTAAAGAGCTTCAACACCAAACTGAGTATCGTTAGCAAGGGTGTACTTAGCACGCATTGCGAAGATCAAACCTGTTGGACCGGTCATTGGCTGAACACCGCATACATCGTATGCAATAAGGTTAGGCAATGAACGACGAACAAGAGAGATCAAAATTGGGTCAAAACCTGCAACTGGACCAGCTGCTGCGGCTGAACCTGAGTATCCGCCAGTACCTGCTGCCATTGCTGGAGCGGTTTCTGACAACATACCAAAACCGTTGTTAATACGTGCTTCTTCACGTGCTGCCTTTTCTTGGTTTTCAAGAACCACAGCAGTAACTGCACGACGGTACTTGTCACCAATCGGTGCAAGACCTGGGTGGTCCATAACAGGAGACCACTTCTTTTGTAGATTTTCTGAAAGATACATTTTATTTCCTCTATCGCATTTAAAAAGTTAAGTTAATTAAGCTGTTCGACTAATAGCATTTACATAAGCGTCCATAAGAGGGGAATTTTCCGTCTCGTTCTGGGCAGGTATTTCACTCTCAGTTAGAGCAATTGAATTAACATTTGCTGGTGACTGATTATCCTGCTTCACCTTGTTGAAGTAGCCTTCACGGACCATCTTCACTTTCTTTGCATAGTCGTCTACTGTGACGAACTCAACTCCCTCTGCGAGAGTCTTTACTTTGGCTGTTTGTGTAGCGGTGAGCCCTTCACAAACTTGCGCAATAATTTCTGACTTTTTAGCTTCATTGATTTTCTTAGAAAGTTCAATGTTACTATTTACTGAATTATTTAGTTTTTCCTGAAGTTCAGCAATTTCATCTGTCAAAGATTCAACAACGTCAACTTTTTCAGATGGAATTTCAATGTAATGTTCTTCAAACAAATTCTTTAAACCAGCGAGAAAATCTTCGACTAGTTCTGCTTTTAATCCTGTTTCAACGGCAAGTTGATTAGCTTCCTTCCATTCAAGAACCATGGAAATAATATAGTTATTAACAGACTCTTCCATTTCTTGTTCAATTTCGTCCACAGATTCTTCGGCTGCATCCATAATTTCAGCTTCAAGTTCTTCGACTACTTCTACGGCACGAGAAATAACTGCATTTTCAAAAATGACAGTAAGCTTTTCACGGAAATCTTCGCTAAAGGTTTGACCAGAAAGAATTGCATCAATATCTTCCTTGCAATCCTTCATCTTCATTTTCTTTTTCCATTCTTCTTTCTTGGCTTCTTTAGCTTCAGCCAATTCTTCTTCAGTCATTTCAAATTCTTCACCATGAACAGTTGGGTGCATATAATCAGCACCGGCTGTATATTCACCAGTACCATTGTTTTCAGTTGGAGAAACTTTTTCACCGGCTTTTTGAAGTGAAACAGATGCTGCTGCGGAACGTCCACCACCAGCAGTTTCAAGCTTCTTCATATGTTCATCAGAATCGGCTGCTGGTTGAACACCAGGAGGAGTAGCTTCTGGACGATGTGCTGCGGTTACATTACCGACAGAATTACCTTCTGGGTCTTGATAAGTAGCACCACCAAGGTCTACAACATTACCAAGTGGTTGTTCACCACGTACAGATTGAAGGTTTTGCATAGGCATCTTTACAGAATCCATACGGGACTTGTTTAGAACTTCTGCCGCTGCCTCACTTAATGTTTTATGCGCCATTTAAATAAACTCCTAGAACGATGGATTATTTAGCTTTTTATTATTTTAGGCAGCTAAAGATGCCGATTTGTATTTACAATTATCCATATGATATGTAATCATATTGCTTCCGCGACCGTGCTTATTACAATGAGGACAAATATGTTCTTTTTGATTTCTTGGTTTATAAGGAATCTTTTTACCTTTATTCCAAGCTTTTTGGGTTCCAACTAAACCAGAATTCCAAGAAGTTTTTCCTTTTAAAGGACTACCGTGTTCTTTAAAATATTTTTCTAAATTTAGTTTTCTTTTATCGTAAGCTTCTTGATTAGAATTAATATATTTTTTAAGTGATAAACTTCTTTTTTCGTTAGATTCTTTGGAATTTTTCATACCAGTTCTACCTAACGTGTGACTATTTTTATTAGTAAGTTTGTAATGAGGAAATCTACTTTTCCATTCATTAATGCAAAATTTTTCTAATTTTAGAGCATCTTCAGATGTTAAATTTTCAGCAACAAAAACAATTTTATGTTTTAATTCTAATGATTTTAAAATATTAATAATATTACATTTATCTTTATTATGTTTGTCACCTGGTCGGCCATGAACATAAGCTCTTTTTTCTTTACCTTTTCCAAAATAAAAAGGAGCATTATTAATTGGTTCTACTAATGCGTATACATAAAAATTGTTCATTAAAGTTTACTAAAAAAATTATTCATAATAGCTAAAGAAATTTCTTCTATTTGTTTTTGTTTAGCTGCTTTTATTTCTTTGTTCATTTGAGC